AGTTACAACATCAGGAACATCCTGCATCCAGTAATTAATAAAATCACCAAGTAACTGTTGCTCTGTTGGACAGTGGCGATAAGTGACATTCTTTTGCTTGTTTACAAAAGGTTTTACACCCCAAGTTATAATCTTCTTAGTGGTGTAGTCCTGAATAGTAATGGCAAGAATCTCCTCTGATGCAGATTCAACATCAGGGAATCCTTTCTCTGCTGTGGTCTCAATATCAAGAGTTACAAGTTTGATTTGACTGATATCAAACTTGATTTCATTTTCAGGATACTTTTCAGAAATGTATTGATAGATGTATCGATCATTTCCGTAGATAGGAAATCCTTCAACCTCATCATATTTCTTAAAGAACTCACGACAATCTCTCACCTGACCAGGTTTAACTGGTTCAACAGATTCTCCGTCAAGCGTTTTATATTTTGATTCTCTCTTTGACCTAACAAACAGTGTTGGATAAAATTCATCACGATGCTCATACCTTTTTCCATTGTCAACTCCTCTAACGAGGACTTGATTTCCAATCAACTGAACATTAGTGTAGAAACGCATTACTTGGTTAACTCTTCGTACTTTTCAACTAGGGTGGGCATAGGTTCTGTAAGAGTAATAATCTTATCAGAACTGATCATAAAAATGTCTTCACGAGACACAGAAATTAACCATGGTTGCAGTGTTCCATCTTCTTTAAGAACAAACGGATTAGTCAATTTACAGTCCGGTTGTCCAATGTCTGCTCCAATTTCATCAATCTGACTGATCAGAATTTGGTTGGTCGTCAGTAGAATTGCCTTGATTATCTTTTCCATAGTTTACGATGTCTTCGATGTACATTTCTTTAAGTTTTACTGTTGGATTGACCATGGTGATCACCCAGTCAGCAGGGACGGGAATATCCTCATCTGGAGTCAGGGGAATCCAGGGGAACATGGTTACTTCATATCCTGCCCGTTTCTCTTTAGAGTCCTCTTTGATAACATTAGGATTGACCATCTTAACGATGCATGGTCGATTCATGTAATAACCAATAACTCTTTTGTTTTCTTCGCCACCCACACACATTTCAGAAACATCAGTAATGATGTCTTCACCTGACTTGAGCAGCATCAATTTAATTGTCATAACGCAATCTAACCTCCATATATTTTAGCAATAAAAAGGAGGGGCGTCAACTGGATTTGGCCAGTTGCCCCTCCGTCTGCGACGACGATATTCAGTTTTATTTAGATATAATCCTTACGGGCATGATGTTCGGGGACAATCTTCTTAACAAGGATAGAGAGAAGTCCATTTTCAAAATTCACATCTGTCACCTCAGTTCCCTCCGCAAGAGTCCAGGATCTTTCAAAGTTCCTGAAAGCAAGTCCTTTGTGGAGGTATTGTCCCTCTTCAGTAGTTGCTTCCTTTTCCCCTTTTACTGTCAGTTTACCATATTCTGTAAATGCCTTAACTTCATCTTTGGTGAATCCAGCAAGAGCAATCTCAAGTCGTGTCTCTGTATTATTTAACTGAACGACATTATACGGAGGATAATTACTTTGTGTTTGGGTCTGAAAAACGTTGGTTAGATAGTCATCTACCCCGATAGAGTTGCGGACAATCTTATCCATCAACTGATCCAAATCGGCAGCATTAAACTTCATTAAGTTAGTCATTTGACTTCTCCTTTTAAAGCGAGAGTGTGTTGTGTGGTCCCCGAAGGCAACCTGGCGTCAAAGGGGGAGTTAACCCCCCTCTCCTCTGACATACTAATTATACAACATATATAAAAAAACGGGGTGTGGAACCCCGTATCTTTTTATTCGGTTTTACTCTTCATCATCAAACGCCATTTCGATTGGTGCGTCTTCATCTTCAATTTGATACATAGACCAAATTTCAAGATTCAAATCGCTTAGTGATTTACGTTGAATCATTTTTGGATTCAAAACCTCCTCAATTGGTTTAAGAACATTGTCTCTCCTAACAACCCAAGTTTTATTAAGTTCTTTCTTGAATTTTGTGCGAGATGCAACAATTTTCTTTGCGTTATTTGAATTATTATCATTGTAAAGAAGGACTTTTACTTTCTTAGGGGTCTTTCCTTCTTCATTTGCTTTATTTTCAAGAGCACAAACTCGATCAATGAGTTTCATAGCATAAGTTCTACAAAAACTAACATTGTCCTGAATAGTGATAACGATATACAAAGTAGTATCATCTTCAAAATCACTAATCTCCCAATCATCAGAGGAATTAATAAAGTTATCCAAATCGGATTTATTACTATTGATAGTCATTTGACCAGCAACTGTATTCTCATCCTTAACAGAATCAATTGCCTTAGTAATGATTCGTTCTACAACAATCTCATTATCGTTATATCTAGTGTAGCAACCCATATGTCTAAGAATTTGCCTACACATGTCTCTTGTCACAATGTTATAATCAAATCTATCTTTTTCATCCCTAAGAATAGAAACGAGAGTTGACTCAAAGTTGTGATCTTTTGTATCTTCTGGGATGGGACCGAAGACATTTCCCCACATCGATGCAATTTTTAAGATGGTAGAGGTAAGAAAATCATTAAAGACGCCACCATCCTTAGGATATGCTCTTTGATATTTTGCGCTTGGTGCTGCATGTACGTTGCTAGATTTACTAGCAAGTTGTCGTATGACACTTAAAGTGTGGCGTCTGTCAAAGATTTGATTTTTTCCTTCAACCTCAACAAAAGGAATTGGCCAGGAAGTTCTATCCCAACCAAAAACTAAGGACCCAGACAATCCAACTAGTTTTTGAGATATCAGGTGTTTAATTCCTCTAACCTGATTCTCGTCTGGAATTACAAGACTTTTAATCGCTATCATCATCATTCCCACGAATGTAAGGAATGGAAATGATGCGTAAATATCATCCTCGCTATCTACGCGAAGATCTTCGTGGGTGAAAGTACCCCACGGCAATTTCTTTGCCATTTTGAATTCTCCAAAGTTATGAGACCCCATTAGAAGTCCCTTGCATCTCTATTTATAACATAAAAAAAGACCCCTGTCAAGGGGTCTGCGGGTTTCCGACTTTCGTAGAGACCGCACGAAAGGTCTCAGTATTATTTAGCTGCTTCTTCTTGGGGTTTGGTCTTTTTCCCAATGTTGTATTTCTGTTCTAGCACCCAATCTCCTTTGTCCTTATATGCAAGAACCTTGATTTGATTCAAGGGAGCAATGTCAAGCACAGTATCCTCTTTAACGACTGAGATAAGTCCCCAGTCGGAAAGCAGACGTGTGATGCGATTACGTCTCTGTACGTCGTTTACAGTAAGGTTAGCGTGCTTACCATCCAGGGCAAACAGTTCCTTAAAGTGAACGATAAAATATCTTCCCTGCTTGTGCAGGATATGACATGACTGATAAAGTTTCTTTTCCTTTCTCGATGCTACACCAATACGAGTCAGCGTCTCACGCACTTTAAGAAAATCATCAGGTTCATTAAGGAGCACCTCTACCATTTGATCTTGAGACCAATCAACCGTAGGTTCTACAGTATTAGTCATTTCATTCCTCCAATATCAAGTCGTTGTTTAATAAAGTTAATCTGGTCTTTAGTCAGGATTTTCAGAGCTTGAGATGCTTTTTCATTACTATAACCATAGTATTTTTTGATGCTTTCTAGATCCGTGACTTTATCCTTACGGAGCCAGGGAGAAAATCTCTTTCTTTTCCTCAAAGTATTTAGATAAAAATAATATTGCATATCTTTATCTAAATTAGCATATTTGTTCATCTCATTGGCGAACATGACACAATCAATGTGCCCAGACAAACAACGATTAATAATATATGGAGGGTAAGAGCTAATGTCCTCACTGATATCTTCCTTCGTAAAATTAATTGAGTTCAGCCAATCCTTGAGTTCCATAATTAAAAAGTAAAAGTTCCTTGCGTTTTTTTTGTTCACGCATATATTCACCAACTGAGCGCATGGTGTAAGTTAAATCAAACTCTGCTGCTCTCCATTTCTTGAACCTATCCTTCACCAGTTGGTCAGAGTTGTAACTAATCAACTGAGGCATGAAGCATTCATCACAATCCTTGGCAAACCTATCATGATTAAATCCTTTATGCATAGATCCTTTCTTACCATAAAGATTATCTTTTATGTCATACGGAGGATCAAGATATACAAAGGTGTCCCACTCATTGTCCATCAAATTCTCATAGGACACATTAGTAATCTTCCAGTTCTCAATTATCTTTGTGTATCCTGGGAGTTTTTCGATTCCTCGCATTGAGAAGTTGGAGTCACTTGCTTGTTTGCTGAAGGAGGATGACTCGGTGAGACCAGAAAAAGAACACTTATTGATAGTATAAAAACTGACAGCACGCTGTAAAGAGTCATTATTGGATTCGTCATTTAAATACTCCTTTGATTTTAAGAATAGTTCCTTTGCAGATTCTGGTTCTGGATGTCTAGATTTTAAATCACATAGTGTTTCATAAAGAGCATTGCCATCATTTTGAAGAACTCTCCAAAAATTACAGAGGGGTTCATACAGGTCATTTACCCATACTTTTAGGTTTGGATATTTTTTTGTAATATGAATTGCTACACTACCACCACCAAGAAATGGTTCACGATATTCATTATAGTCACGCAAATCAGGGATATAAGGATCCATCTTAATACATGCGCGACTCTTGCCACCAGGATATCTTAGAGGAGTCTTATGAGATTTCATAGGTAATTGGGTTCATCCGCACGAAGAAGAACACCATCAACCTTATTCAGTAGTTGTCGCATATCATCATGCAAGACACGATACCCAGTACCAACATACAATTGTCCAAGGACAACCGATACTGTAGCAGTTCCCCAAAAAATGTAGTACCACTTAGATTTTACTTGTGCTTTAATCTTGGTTTTCATAATGTTTAATCAATCGTTCTGCTTGTTTTTTATCAATCCCACAAGGGGCATTCTTAAGGCATCTAATGATAACATCATTATCGCACATAGGAGGTTTGATTGTAAACCCCCACTTGTCAACTTCACCTTCTATAGGTGCTTCGCATGGGTCGAATTCATGTGGCATTATTCAATACCTGGAGGAAAACTTTCAATCTCAGTCAATTCATAATCCCAGTCTTCCATAACTGCATTTGCAAGAAATCTATCTGAGAGCATTTCGAGTTCCTTCTCAGCATACTCTCTAGTCTCTGCTTCCAACCAAACATCAACTACCTTACCCAATCTAAGTTTCCTAATATTGAGTTCTGACAATCGTTTACAG